CTATTGCTAGAAGTGGAACAAACCCTGGAAACGTAGGTCATTCATATTTCAAGAACAGATTTGTTAAGCCTAACAAAGAAGGCTATACATTAATTAAAGATAGCAAGACCGGACTGAAGCGGATGTTCATTCCGGCTAGGATTCAAGACAATCCTACGTTACTTGCGAATAACCCAGAGTACATCCAACAGTTGATGTCTCTGAGTGAAGCAGAAAAGAAAGCTAAACTTTACGGTGACTGGGATACTTATGAAGGTCAAGTCTTTAAAGAGTTTCGACTTGAACCTCTCTCAGACGAACCGCCTAATGCAAGACACGTCATTGATCCTTTTGCTATTCCGAGTTGGTGGCCTAGATTCATTGGTATTGATTGGGGATATGCCGCCTACACCGTAATCTATTGGGCAGCGTTATCTCCTACAGGTAGACTGTTTATCTATAGAGAATATGCATTCAAAGAGAAACTCATTGTAGATTACTTAACTGATCTTATTAACTTAACTGAGCAAGAAGAAAGAGAAGCTTTACTTAAGGTTCTAATCTGTCACTCAGCAGACCAGAATAGAGGAGAACCTTCCACTATATACGAGCAACTTACTAAGGCATTACGAAAAGCAGAGTTCAAGTGTCAGATTCAATTAGGTGAGAAGAACCGGCTTAACGGTAAAACAAACTTACATGAGTTCTTAAGATGGCAGCCTAAAGAGAATCCTGCTAAGGTTTATGGTGGTGAGTTCTCTAAAGAATATGCAGATAAGATTTTCCGCTTATATGGACAAACCGCTTACGTAGATTACGTTAAGATGTTTGAGGCTGAGAAGCCGGAAACTAATCTACCTAAGTTACAGATATTTAATACTTGTCCTTTATTAGTAGAAACGATTCCAGCTTGCGTATACGAAGAAACACCAGAAGAAGGTAAGAAGAAAGAAGATGTTAAAGAGTTTGATGGAGATGATCCTTACGATTGCATTAGAATATTATTAGGCGGAGTAAAAGAACATCAGGTTATTTACGCTAAGGAAATGGAACATAATGAAAAGTCTCAAGAAGCTATTAATGGATTGGTTAATGGGGATCAAACTTCTTTTTACAGGAAGATGGAGTTCTTGGAATCGAAAAGGGAAACAGATCGAAACCTTACAACTTTCCGTCGTAGAGGCTTTAGAAGGACACATTAGAAGTAAAGATGAGTTCATTGTATATTTACAGGACGAACTTGCTAGATTAAGAGCAGAGATGAAAGTAGAGATTCCTGAACGAGTAAGGAACGAAGTAGAGTTCAAATCTAGTAGAGGATATAAGTCAATCCATACTCGCATGAGAGAACGAGTTCTTATTAATCAAGCTAAGCATAAAGTTGTTCCTATTGCTCAGGAAGAGCAGTACGAGAAGATTGAAGTAGATAGCCTGGGTATCCCAGAAGATTACTAGCAAGGGTAAAAATGATTCCTACTTCTGGAACAATTAATAAGCCATCTTCTCCGGGATTAGTAAATCCTGGTACTTCATCAATGCCTGGCACTGAACAGACTGATATGCAGGTATTAAATGATACTGCTGAAAAGCCTAAACAAGCAACAGCAGTTCCAGAAGAATGGAAAACTCCGCTTTCTACCCTTTTGAATCTTTGTGAAAGAGAAGATGAAGCTGTTCACTATGCTTGGGTCCGCAAAGCAAAGCGGCTAGAACTCTACTTTAATAATATTGTAACTCTCTTTTGGGATAACCTCACTAATGACTGGGCCATTCCTGACTGGGATGATAAGGAAAGTGAAGGCATTCCTCCTAGAATTATTAATATCTACCGGCCTCACGGCGAATCTATTATTGCTGCTCTTACTGTTGGCGTTCCTTCTGTCTTATTCTTTCCTGCTGATGCTGATAATGCAGATGATATTGATAAAGCTGAAAATTTCTCCAGTCTCGCTAAACTAGTTCAGAAGCATAACAAATCCAAACTTCTCTATATTAAGATTCTTTCTATCTTCTTTAATCAGGGAACACCATTTGTCTATACCTACTCCAAAACTGATAAAAAGTTCGGATTCTACCAGACAGAAGAAACTTCTTTACAAGACCAGACATCTTACATACACGAGTGTCCGGTCTGTGGTAATCCTTTTGGAGAGGGAGCAGAAGAACCCCTTTCAATTACCTGCCCATCCTGTGGACAAAATATTACCACAGAAGTAACTCCGCAAACTACACAAGTTTCTGTTCCTATCCAAGTTAACAAGGAAAAAGCCAGGGTCGTTATTGATCCCTTTGGAGTCTTAAATGTTAAGGTTCCTTACTCAGCTAGAACTCAAGAGCATTGTGGTTTTCTTATCCTTAAGTTTGATCAGTCTATTGCTTCCCTTCGCAGTATCTTCTGTATTCCTGGACCGGCCGGAGAAGAACCTTTAATTGAAAAGATCGAATCATCTACTGCTGATACTTCTACTGATTCTTCTGTTAGATATCCTTCTGTCTACCTTAATAACCAGCCACAAAATACTGCCGTAGTTCGATGTGTCTGGTATCGACCCTGGCAGTTTGAATTATTAGTAGGCAGTAAGGATTCTAATTTTAGAGAAGAAGTTGATGCTATTCAGAAGAAATACCCGGCCGGCTGTTATGTAATTTATATCAACAATGAACCCGTTGAAATTAACGGGGAAGATATGGATGAGCATTGGTCGATGGGATTAGACCCTAGAGCTTCCTCTATTCATGGAGAGCCTTTAGGAACTAATCTAGCAATGATTCAAGATATTAATGCGGAGATTGATGAACTTGAATTGCAGACAATGGAGCATGGTATCTCTGAGCTGTTTATTGCTTCAGATGCTATTGACTTCAATAAGTATGCAAATAACCAAGCGAAGCCAGGTAATGTCACTCAGGCTTTCAAGGAACCAGGAAAGAACATCGGCGACAATTTCTTTGAAACAAGAACGGCGCAGTTATCTCCTGAAGTTATGGGACTTACTGCTAAGTATAAGAATCTTGCTGAGTTTGTTACTGGCGATTTTCCAACTGTTTATGGTGGTTCGGTTCCTGGAACCTCTACAGCAACGGAATATACGAAATCGCAGAACCAAGCGTTACAAAGGTTAGGAACTATTTCTGCTATTGCTGCTAATCTTTGGGCAGAAGTAATCGGTAAAGCTACTAAAGAGTATGCAGATGTATTACAGTATGATGAGAAGTTAACTGAAAAAGGTGCTGGTGGTTATCAGTCAACTACTATTGATCATATGTCTCTCAAGTTAGGAGAAGTTGGTTCCTGTGAACCAGAGTTCTCTGAACTGTTACCAATCTCTTCCGGACAGATTAAAGATACATTAATGCAGCTTGTCCAGTCGAAGGATGAGATGCTTATGGCAGTCCTAGCGCACCCTCAAAATAATGAGCTGGTTAAGAGAGCCTTAGCTATTCCTGAACTCTACATTCCAGGAATTAATGATAGAACCAAACAGTATCGAGAAATCTCTCTACTGTTACAACAGCAACCACAACCGTCACAAAACTCTCCATTAGGATTTGAATCTTCTATTGCACCAGAAGAGTTTGATGACCATTCAGTAGAGATGGAAGTTCTTAAGGTTTGGTTAAATAGTTCCAAGGGTCAGAAAGCTAAGACTGAGAACCCAGCTGGGTATCAGAATGTTGTGTTACATTGGAAAGCTCATCAGATGATGCAGCAAATGCGTACTGATACTCCCAATGAAACACCTCCAGGTATGCCTCCAGATACAATTTCTAATGGATTAGGTGGATAATGTCTAAGACCTTTACGTTTGATCCTAAAGTTCTCTACTCTCCGAATGACGTTACTGGTGCTCCTTCTGGCGGTGGAGATGTTGAACCTCCGTCTAATGATCCTTCTGATAGAGATATTCTGAATGGAGACGACGATGCCATTTCCGAAGATGATGAAGAAGTTCCCAGTGGAGGAAGAGACGATGAAGAAGAAGGGGAAGAAGAATCCCTTTCTGATGAAGAAGAAGAAACCGATGAAGAAAATGAAGAAGAAGATGAAGAAGATGCCGATGATGGATCTTCAGGGACTGGGGATGACGGATTAGATGACGATGAAGTTCAAAACTTAGCTCAGTCAGATTTAGCTAAGGCTGTAAAGAAAGCTTCACCTAATCTCTTTAAGAAGATTCCTGGCTTACGAGAAGCCTTAGAACGAGACAAAGAGTTTAGTGAAGTTTTCTCTACAGTAGAAGATGCTAAGCAAGCTGCTCAGAATACTCACTACCTCGCAGCAATGTATAAGGATATTGCTTCTGGAGATGTAGAGAAAACTGGCAACTTCCTTAAGGCATTAAAGAATACTAACGAAGAATCTTTTGAAGATTTCTCTCATACTATTCTAGATTCTATTGGTAAGATTAATCCGCAGCTTTATGGCGAAGTAATGCTTAAGCCAATGAAGCGTGCTATTATGGCAATGTATGAAGATGGATTGCGAACTGGCAATAAGAATCTTGCAGCAGTAGCGATTCATGCTCACAACTACTGGTTCGATACCCAGGATATTAAAGCTCCTTTAGAAGATAGAAAGAAGGCTTCTAAGACTAAGGAACAGGAAGCCTGGGAGAAAGAGAAGCAGGAGTTTGTTGAGACTAAAGCTCAAGAGTTCCGAGGCGGCGTAACGGAAGTAGTTAATCATTCCATGAAGCTGTCTATTACTAAGGAACTCGATGGAATTAAGCTCGATGATTACCAGAAGCGGAACATCATTCGAGATATCTTTTTAGGAGTTGATGAAGTATTAGCTTCTGATCGACGATACTTAGGAGGTATTAACTCCTTGTTCGATCAGGCCAAATCTTCTAAATACTCCCCAGATTGGAAATCACGTATTGTTAAGGCTTACCTGCAACGCGCAAGACAAGCCTTACCGGCTATTAGGAATAAAGTCTTGCGCGAAGCTGGAATAAAAGTTAAGGAACAATCAAAGTCTGAGTCACGCCGACTAGTGCCTGCTGGGTTGGGTGGCAATAAAAGTGAAGATCGTATTGATTTTAGCAGGGTCGATCGTTCAAAAACCACCGACATGGATATTTTGAACGGTAAACCGAAATACATTAAGTAGTCTATAAAGACTAGAGGGTATCACAATGGCAGTAGGCGGAACCCAGTTACTTTCAGTAGAGATGGAAAAGGTTCGTAAGAAGCTCTCCATGCTTTACGAGTTGGAATCAGCGAAGTTCTTCTCGACCGTAGAAAAGAAGGATACGGAAGTTATCTCTGAACGAGATATGCGTATTCCTCTGGCTATTGGTCCGGGTGGATACTTCGGTTACTACAATCCTGATGGTGGAGATTTAGGGATTGGTGATGGCCAGACTTACGATAAGGCCGTTATCAATACCGTGAACTTCAAGCACGCCATTCAGTGGAATACTAAAGCTCAGTGGGGAACTGACGATAGCCGTAAGGCAGTTGTCAATCTCTTCAAAGAGCTTATGGCTAAGGCAATGCCTGAGTTCCGTCGTCAGACTGAAGCTCAGTGCATGACTAATGGTACTGGTGTTATTGGTACCGTTACTTCCTTAGCTACCACCACGTTAACCAATGATACGCTTACCTTTACCACCGATGGTTATGGTGTGAAGTTAATGCGTAAGGGTCAGCGTATTACCATTTACGATTCAGCCCTTGCTGCCCCTCGCAATGCTACTCCGGTTAAGATTATCGCTTACGATCTCGTGAACAAGAAGATCGTTGTCGATGCTACCGTTGCAGCTATTGCACCTGGTGACGTTGTTGTTCCGGAAGGTTTAGCAGGTGCAAATCCTGTTGGATTATTCGGAGTTCCTTACCATGTGCAGAATAGCACGGTTGGTTCTTGGTTAGGTTTACCGAGAGCTACTACGCCAGAAGTTCAGGCCAATCGTGTTAATGCTGCTAGTGCTGCCCTTTCTCCTGCTTTTGCCCGTCGTGCAATTAATGCGATTGGCGATCGTTTGGGAATGGACAATAAGACTCCGCTTACTGCTTGGATGCATCCGGCACAGGTCCAGGCTTATGAAGCACTTGGTCAGTTAGTTTCTGTAATCAATAAGGAAGCCTCTGAACAGGGGTTAAACTTATTCTTCTCAGAGAACATGCGTTTAGCTGGAGCGCCAGTTAAGCCTAACTTTGTTTGGAATAAGACCCGGATTGATTTCTTGACTAACGATCATTGGGGTCGTGCAGAACTCACTCCTATTGACTACTACACTGTTGAAGGCCGTAAGATTTTCGAGATGCGCGGACCTTCAGGTGGAGTGGCAACGTCGCAGGTGTTTTACATTGTGGCTTCATGGAATCTGTTCTGTGATTGCCCGCCTGCTCAAGCCTATATCGACAACTTGCAAGTGCCGACAGGTTACTAGAAAATCAAACAACTGGGGGGTAAGAGAAATCTTATCCTCCAGTTCTCAAAGTGAGGTTAATGTGGTTCCAGAGTCAAGGTTATTAAAGTACAGAAGGATCGACAACGTAACTGGATGTTGGAATTGGACAGGTAGTACTCAGAACGGATACGGGCAGCTGAATGATAAAGGCAGAGTCTTTAGAGTTAATAGACTCGCTGCTCATTTCTGGTTAGGTTTTGACATTGAAAGCGATAAATTAATATTACATAAGTGCGATAACAAGAAGTGTTTTAATCCAGAGCATTTATATATTGGAGATAAAGGTGACAATTCAAAAGACTACCATGCGAGCTTGAAAGCTCAAGGTAGAGTAATCAAAGATTGGTTTGTTAGTAATTCTGAAAGAGTTTGAGGTAGCCTTTAGAGGGGGGAACACTAAAGGCAAAAGGGAGAGTGGGGCTAGTAGTACAACTCCAAGGTGTAACTTACTAGCCTCACTTAACTGATTATGTATAGCTTAGAACAAGAGATTAACGAAAGATTAGCTAGACTGCACGGTAATGAACCTATTACCGGCAAACAGAAGTATCGTATTGTTCGGTCAGAGTTTCAGACTGAGAAACGATACGGTTCCTACGATATCCTTACTCAAGATACTGGTCTTTGGTTAGGTAAGAAAGAAGGACTGGTAGAGATTAAGAAGTATTGGTATATGAAAGATTGCTGGCTCCTTGAAAGAGTTGAGCCTAATACTAACAGAAAAGATGTAATTCACGACAAGTTTACTTACGAACCAATTTTGCCGTTCTTGGATAACAAGGATAATCCTTTACCCTTGAACTGGAAAGCAATTGAGTTCTGTATTGGTCACTTGGAAAAAGCGGAGAAGAAGTTCTTAACTGAAGAAGATCATCGACAAATTGAAGAGAAGAAGCAACAAGAAGAAAGCGATGTAATCTATGGCGAACTTGATAAGCCTGATCCTATCAAGGAATTGCCATCATTCAAAGTATCAACGTTGATTCCAAAAGGTAAAGCAAATGCCATCAGCAACGGTTCTTAGCATCTGTCCGTTTGAAACGATTGAAATTAAGCCTATTGCTCGTGGCTATTTCAAGATTCCTGCTGCTCCTAAAGATGATTTCGTCTTAATGTATGTAGAAGAATCTTCATATATTCAGAGAATGCCAGCTACTGAGCATCATATTGTTATTCCGGTAGCAGCACATCATATTGCTAAGTCATTAGTAGATGATTTTGTTAACACTGTTATTGAAGCTAGTGAAGAAGCTGGTCCGGGTATGATGTGGTTTGAAGGGAAACTTACCCGCGAACAGATTACTAAAGATCATAAAGCTGAATTGATGGCTTTACAGGCAAAACAGCTTCGTTGGTTTGAGAATCTTTGTAAGAAGGGCGATGATGATTGGAATCAGTATCATAAACTGGGTTTAATCTCTCAGCATCAGCGTTATGCAGCCGATTACTTGGGTTATAAACCCGAATGGCTGGCGAATTACAATACGAACGAAGGATTAATGGATTGCCCGGCTTGCTTTTCACAGATTGATGCTCGTGCAGCTATCTGTATCAATTGCAAAGCCATCATTAACCGTGCTAAGGCTATTGAGTTTGGCTTAATTCCGCCGGATGTTAGACAGTTAGCTCCGGCAACCAAGTAGGTTAATTATGGCACTACTAGCTACAGAGATTATGGATCGTGCTAGAGCAGTATTGAACGATGTTGCAAAAGACCTATACACAGATGTAGTTCTTCTGCCATATCTTCAGATTGCCAACGACGATTTAGGTGATGAGCTAGTAGATAATGGTTCTACTGTAGTAAAAGAAGTATCAGTAGACCTTATTCTTCCTATTACTATTAAATCTCCTGTACTTCCTAACGATTTCATTGTTCCTATTGAAGTCTTTGAGAAGAATCAAGGAGAAACTGACAATTACTATCGATTCATGAGGCAAAAGGATTTCTTGCCTAATGGATTACCTGGAACTGAGCTTGGAGTCTGGTCGTGGAGAGAGAATACAATTAACACCAATGGCTCCACTCAGAATAAGAGTTTAAGGGTAAGATACTACAGACTTATTGCTCAGCTTATTGGAGTTAATTCTAATGCTGAGATGACTCATGCGCTTAATTACCTAGCCTACCATACTGCCGCTTTAGCTGCCGAGCACATTGGTCAAAACAGAGGTAAGGCTATTGACCTTGAAGCTCAGGCTATGGTTAAGTTAGCTAAGCTGTTGAAGAAGGAAGTAAAACAGAATCAGGCTAGAGTATTCAGGCGCAGACCGTTCAAGTTAAACCGTTACACAACTTACACGAGGTAATCATGGCTGAAGCTAAGGCAACTTTCACCACTAAAAAGGTTTGGGATGACGGCAAGAAAGTCCACGCTGTTGGTTTATTAACAGTTACAGCTGGACCAGATACCTATACTACTGGTGGTATTGCGTTCAATCCTCAGGGTAATACAGTAGATGGTGCTGGATTAGGTATGCCTTTACCGGGTGTTCCTGGTCAGCCATTCTGGGGTAATGTAGTTGGTAATGCTTACTTTGCTCAGTATCTTCCTGCTACTGGTAAATTAAAGATTTCAGTAGTAGCTGGTGGAGCAGAAGTAGCATCAGGTGCTGTTCCTGCTGGATTAAGTAGCGATACCATTAACGCCTACTTCATCTTCGACAAAATGGTTTAAGAGGTAAAAATGAATAGTGGAATCACTGTCAAAAAGATAGCTTGGCTAGCTGGCATCCTTGAAGGCGAGGGGAGCTTTTCTTTTAATGACGGTGGTTTCACTATCTCATTAAGTATGACTGATGAGGACGTAGTAGCCAAAGTTGCTAGTCTGTGGAATAGACCTTATCACTTATCTAGTAAGGGCGTTAAACACGGATACAAGGTTCAGTATCGTGTTAATATTTGTGCTACGCCAGCAATTGAATGGATGTTTACTATTTATAGTTTTATGGGCTACCGTAGGCAATCTCAGATGCTTCATGTTATAAACAAGTGGAAAGCTGTTCCAGCAAAAGATAGAGTTAATTTTCCATGTGGTCATCCACGATCGCATGAAAATACGATTAGTCGTCGCAGAACTACGGAGTGCCGATCTTGTGCTAATGAACGATCTAGACAACAGTGGTTAAAGAGAAAAGCCGACGCTAATGGCTAAATCACAAAGTATTCGAGATCACGGTCAATTGCCTTTTGGCGGTTTCAAGGGGCTATACAGTAATGGCATGGATGACGCCTGTCCGCCGGGATATTTTATCGACTCGTTGAACACCCAATTTGAAACCATTGAAGTTCGTACTCGGGATGGCTTTAGAAAGATTTTCGATCTCCCAAATATTAGAAGGTTCTTTGTTTACAAACGGTTAAATGAAACCAGTAGATACCTTATTTTAACTACGTCCGGCGAGTTATGGGATTCTTTATATGCTAGCCCGCTTATCAGTAACGTCGCCTTTGTGGACTTCAGTGCTGTTAATTATCTCAACCGTGCTTATATTACTTTTCATAATCGCATTAGTGGTATCCCTGGGTATAATATTCAGGTATATGAAGGAGCGGGACCGGGAACATTAAGACCTGCTGGTGGAGCACCACCTATTGGATTTACTCTTACTCCCTCAATGTCTACTAATTCAGGAGACTTAGGATTAGGAACTTATATTATTGCAATGTGCTATGAAACCTCCTCAGGATTTATTACCGCTCCTGGTCCTGAAGTATTTGCTACTATTGATTCTCCCGGTGGATTTAAGTTAAATGTTGATGATATTTCTAAAGGTCCGGCTGGAACTATTGCTAGAAGGTTAATCATTAGTAAGTCTATTCCTCCAGGATTATATACAGGAAATCAGTATGGCTATGAAATGTTCTTCTGTCCGGGAGGTAGGCTTGGTGATAATACTACTACCTTCATTCATGATATTAATTTCTTTGATGACGATCTTATTGATAGTGCTGATTATCTATTCGATTCTAGAAATACACTTCCTTGCGGATTAGGCTTAACTGTCTATAACAATAGAATGTGTCTTTGGGGAGTTCCTGAATACGAACATTACGTATTCTTCTCTACTCCACTATTCGTAGAAATCTTTGATCAGACTGGTGGTCAATTATATTTAGACCCCTCTGATGCAATCTCAGGTATTAAGAACGTAGTAGACCATGAGACTTCGTTATTCATTCAGACTCAAGACAGAACATACGTTACTGTTGACAATGGTAATGATCCCGACACATGGCGTTGCGATCCACTTGATAAAGCAGTCGGAGCAGAGGTCTTTTCAGTATCAAAGATTCTTGATTCTAGAGGTACTTCAGTTAAGCGATTCTTTCAAGGTGA